TTGGATTATCATTTGGAGAAGCAGTAGATTGGTTAAGAGAAAACTTTCCTCAATTAGAGGTTGATAGAAGATTGGGTGAATTGAACAAATCAATTCATTTTGCCAAATAATGCCTTGTGGATGGGAATGGGAAAAAAAAATGATTAAATTAGAATACATATGGATAGATGGAACTGAACCAACAGCTCAATTACGAAGTAAAACAAAAATTGTAGAAGAATTTGATAGAACGGTATCAGGACCAACTGGTTGTCCAATGTGGAGTTTTGATGGTTCATCAACTAATCAAGCACCTGGTGATAAATCTGATTGTGTTTTACGACCAGTTAGATTATATGAAAATCCATTAGAGTATAATTGTTATTTGGTATTATGTGAAGTTTTGAATACTGATGAAACACCACATAAAACTAATCATAGATTTAAATTAAATAATTTAAATAGTTATCATAATGCAGAAGATGTTTGGGTTGGTATTGAACAAGAGTATACTTTATATGAAGATAGAAAACCTTTAGGTTGGCCAGAAGATGGTTCAGAACCAAAATCTCAAGGCGATTATTATTGTGGTAGGAATATTGGTGAGAGTATAGCTCGTAAACATATGGATGCTTGTATCAAATGTGGTATTAAGATAAGTGGAATTAATTCGGAAGTTATGTTAGGTCAATGGGAATACCAAGTTGGTGCAGATGATTCATTAAGAATATCAGATGACTTATGGGTTGCTCGTTGGTTGATGGAAAAGATTTGTGATACTAATGGACTTGCAGTTTCTCTTGATCCAAAACCTATTGAAGGTGACTGGAATGGTGCTGGTGCACATACAAACTTTTCTACAAAAGTTATGAGAGAAAAAGATGGTGATGATGAAATATTTAAAGCGATTAAAAAGTTAGAACAAAAACATCACGAACATATTGAAGTATATGGTGATGGTAATGGAAGAAGACTTACAGGTGAACATGAAACTTGTGATATAAATACATTTAGGTGGGGAATATCAGATAGAGGAGCATCAGTTAGAGTTCCATGGCAGGTGACTGTAGATGGTAAAGGTTATTTAGAAGACAGAAGACCATCAGCTAATATGGATCCATATTTGGTGTGTCATAAATTAATAGAAACAATATGTGGAGAAAAATAATGGGAAAACAAGTTAAAAAACACGGATATAGTTGTAAATTAGTAAGAGTAGTTGACGGAGATACAGCAGATGCTATGATTGACTTAGGATTTAAGACTTGGGTTAAAGCAAGAATTAGATTTATGGGTGTAGATTGTTGGGAAAGTAGAACAAGAGATTTAGAAGAAAAGAAAAAAGGTTTAGCTGCTAAAGCTTATGTAAAAGATTTACTTGAAAATTCAGATGATGGTAAATTCTCAATCATATCTCACGGAACTGGTAAATATGGTAGAGTGTTAGGTGAATTATTTGTAAAAGGTCACGAACAATCAGTAAATGAATTATTAAAAGAAAACGGACACGCTTACGAATATCACGGTGAGAAGAAGAAAATATTCGGTTCCTAATAAAAGGCTTGTTTAAAAGACAAAAAGGTTGTATATTAACATATGGGAAGAAAGAAACAATATTGTAAATCTTGTGATTGGGAAAGAGAAAATCCAACATTCCACAAAGATAATGAAACAGATGTTAAGAGAACTAAAGCTTATTGTGAAAACCACACATGGATATATGGACACGAATGTGAACCATTGTGGTGTGATGAGTGTGGACATCTCACAATATATCAAGTAATAGTTACAGCAGAATCAAGAAAAATGACTCCAAAATTCGATAGGAAAAAGAAATAGTTGTATCAAAATATTTATGTAGAAAAATCTAAAGATAGTAAACCTACTGTACATCTTTGGGACAATAAAATAGGTTATCAGAAGTTTCAATATAAATCATATGCCTACATGAAATCACAGAGTGGTACTTATCGTAGTCTATATGGTGATAAACTGAAGAAAGTGAATTATTGGACTGGTGAAGATTTACAAGCTGGTAGAGTATTCGAATCAGATATTCCTTTAGAAACTCGTATCCTTGTAGACACTTATCCAGATTCAGATGATATACCTGACGGAAATCGAGAAGTATATTTTGACATTGAGGTCGAAGTAAAAGGTGGATTTCCAGACCCTAAGAAAGCAGAAAACAAAATCACAGCTATCGCTCTCTATGACAAAACAATGGATAAGTATTCTTGTTTTATTTTAGGTAATGTACCTAACACAGATGTCGTTGAATCATTTCAATCAGAAGAAGAGTTACTCCAAAGGTTTTATCAGAAATACCTTGAAATCAATCCAACTATATTAAGTGGTTGGAATATCGATGGATTTGATATCCCTTATTTATATAACAGAACTAATAGAGTTTTAGGACACCAAGTTGCTAATTGCTTATCACCAATTGGTAAGATATATTTCAATGACAGACAAAATAGATTTAAAATAGCTGGTGTGTCTTGTCTTGATTATCTGAGGTTATATAGAAAATTTACCTATACACAACAATCTTCATATAGGTTAGACTTTATCGGACAACTTGAAGTTGGTATTGGTAAGATAGAATATGAAGGTACACTTAATGATTTATATAAGAATGATATTAACAAATTTATAGAATATAACTTAAACGATGTTGTTATAATAAAAAAATTAGACGATAAGTTAAAACTTATTGAACTTGCACAAGGTGTGTGTCATATAGGACATATTCCATATGAAGATATATTTTTCAGTAGTCGTTATCTTGAAGGTGCTATGTTAGTTTATATGAAACAGATTGGTGTCATTGCTCCAAATAAAGCACTTGGTGCTAAAATGAAAGGTGATGATGAAAAGTTTACAGGTGCTTATGTTAAAGACCCAAAGTCAGGAAGACACGATTGGGTTTATGACTTAGATTTAACATCTATGTATCCTTCAGTTATTATGACTTTGAATATATCACCAGAAACAAAGATAGGTAAGTTAACTGGTTGGAATGCTGAAGAGTTTGTGAAGGGAACACCAAAAACATATACTCTTACAGTTGATGGTAAAGAGAAAGGAAAATATAGTCAGGATGATTTAAAGAATCTGTTTGATAAGAATAAGGTTTCTGTATCATCTAATGGTGTATTATATCGTAATGATAAGAAGGGTTTAATACCAGTATTATTAGAAAAATGGTTTAATGATAGAGTTGAATACAAACGATTGATGAAGAAACACGGAAACGCGGGAGAAACTGAACAATATGAATATTTCAAAAGGAGACAATATGTTCAGAAAGTTATTTTAAATTCATTATATGGTGTATTGGGATTACCTGTATTTAGATTCTATGATGTGGATAACGCAGAAGCAACTACAATGACAGGTCAGACATTAATTAAATTTACTGAAAAGATAGCAAATAAATATTATAATAATATACTTGATGATAATAAAGATTATTGTATCTATACCGATACCGATTCTGTATTCTATTCAGCTCTTCCATTAATCAAAAAGAAGTATCCAGATGTAGATTTAACTGATATTAAATTTATGACAGAGAAGATACTAGGTATTGCTGGTGAAGTTCAAGATTTCATTAATGGCTCTTACAATCTATTTGCTAAAAAGTTTCTAAATTGTGATGAACATCGATTTGATATTAAACAAGAATGTATTGCTAGGGCAGCATTTTGGGTTACAAAGAAAAGATATGGGCAATGGATTATAAATGATGGTGGGGTTGAATGTGATAAATTGGATGTCAAGGGATTAGATATAGTAAGAAGTAATTTTCCAGTATCTATGAGATTATTAATGACAGAAGTTTTAAGAGATATTTTAGAAAATAAAGATAAAGACATTGTAGATGAAAAGATACTAAAGTTCAAAAAAGAAATGAAGACTCTACCAGTAGATGATGTCGCATTACCAACAGGAGTTAAAAATTTATGGAAATTTACTTCTAAACATCTGGGTAAAAGTGGAATATTTACAAATACACATAAAGGAACTCCAGTACATGTTAAATCTGCACTGAAGTATAATGATTTATTAAAATACTATAATTGTGATAATACAGAAAAAATATCAAGTGGTAATAAGATTAAGTGGGTATATTTAAAACAGAATCCATTTAATCTAGAAACTATAGCATTTAAAGGGTATGATGACCCACCACAAATAGTAGAATTTATTAAAAGATTTGTAAATCATGATAAGTTATTTGAGAGGGCTTTATTAAAAAAGATTAGAATGTTCTATGAGGCATTGAATTGGGATATGCCTGTAGATAAAATAAACACATTAGAAAGGTTTTTCTAACGATATGAAGGAGTATAATTTATTATTTTTTAAAATGCCAAAGGTAGCATCTGATTATATTCTTTCGAAATTTGATGAAGCTTTAAATGAGTCAGCAGATCGAAAAAGTATTCAGAGGATTGTACAAGGTCATGGCAGATTTCGTTCTATTTCTAGCTCTGATTTTTCTTTTTGTTTTGTTAGAAATCCTTATATTAGATTTATTAGTGCTTGGAATTGGTGTATAAAAAATAGTACTCATCCTGATGAAAGGAGATTCAGAAAAATATTACAAGAAAAAGGTATAATTCCAGTTGAAGGAGTTACAGATAAAAATGAAAAGGATATATTTCTAAGTTTCTGTAGAAATTTAAAAGGAATTATAGAATATGGTCCTGGAGAGTTTACTCTATGGATACCTCAATATGATTGGATATATAATGGAACAGGGAGTCAAGAAAATAAATGTATGATTGATTTTATTGGTAGATATGAAAACTTTGAATCAGATTTATTACAAATATATAATAAATTTGGTTTAAAACCTAACTTTTCATTTGGAAATAATGATAAAAATGATTCAATAAAAAGTCAACTAAAATATAAAGATTTTTATTTTAACGATGAAATTATAGATAGTGTATATAATTTTTATAAGCATGATTTTGAAGAATTTGGGTATGATAAAGATATAAATAAAACTTTTACACAATTAGAGGTTTATTTAAAATAATGCTTGACTTATATAGTAAAAGTGTTGTATATTATAAAGATTTAAAAACAAACAATAACAAAGAGGTAAAGTAAAATGTCAGAAACAAAAACAGGAACAGTAAAATGGTTTGATAATAAAAAAGGCTACGGATTTATAACACCAGAAGATGGTGATAAAGATTTATTCGTACATATGAGTAGTATAATGATGGAAGGTTATAAAACTCTAACAGATAATCAAAAAGTTAGTTTTAAAGTTGGCGATAGTGATAGAGGTCCAGTTGCAACTAATGTAATGGTATAGGAGAAAAAGATGCAAAAAAGTAAGTTAGATAGATTCATCCAGAAATACAATTTGGGTGGAAATGTAAATAGTGTAAAGTGGAAATCAAAGGGTGATTCTGTATCAACTACATTTATAACACCTGATAAATCTTTATTGGGTAATGTAAAAGTTGATAAGTTTCCATTTGAAGAAGCTGAACTCGGAGTATATCAGACAGATCAATTAAAAAGTCTGATTGGTGTTTTAGGTGATGATGTGTCATTAGACTTGTCGAAGTTTGGTGATAGGGCAGTTTCACTTAAAGTAAAGAATGGTCCAGTTTCGGTTGATTATGTGTTAAGTGATTTGTCTGTAATTGCAGACCCCCCAGCACTTAAAAAAATACCTGATTTTGGAACACAGATAAAATTAGATAATAGTTTTATCAATACTTTTATTAAAGGTAAAAGTGCACTAAGTGATGTAGATACATTTGCAATACTTAATGGTAAAGATGGTGGTGTGGAAGTTGTAATTGGTTATTCATCAACGAATACAAATCGTGTGAATATTCCAGTTGAAACAACAACAAATGATATTGATACACCAATCACATTTAATGCTAATCTTTTCAAAGAAGTACTGATTGCTAATAAAGAATGTTCATCTGCAATTCTTGAAGTATCATCTGAAGGTTTAGCAAAAGTAAACTTTAAAGTTGATGATTATGATTCTACATATTACATCGTTGCTATGCAGGATGTTGATTAATGAAAAAAAAAGTATATAGATTCAAACGGAAAAATCTGATAAGTTGTGTAGGAATACCATTCAGAACTTTAGTTTGGAACTATTTTTGTTGGTTCTTAGCAGGTAAACCTGAAATGAAAGAACAGGAGATTAAATGAGTCATTCCTTGTGGGTAGAAAAATACAGACCAACTGATTTATCAACTTATATCGGTAATGAGCATCTTAAAAGTAAGGTGAGTATATATCTTGAAAGTGAAGATGTACCTCACCTTTTACTTTACGGAAGGGCTGGTACTGGTAAAACAACATTAGCAAAGATTATAACAAAGAACATAGATTGTGATTATTTGTATATCAATGCTTCCGATGAAAACAAAGTTGATGATGTTAGAAATAAAGTAAAAACATTTGCTTCATCCGTAGGTTTCAAATCCTTGAAAGTTATCATACTTGACGAGTGTGATTATCTTACACCAAATGCACAAGCTGCATTGAGAAACCTGATGGAAACATTTTCAAGACATTGTAGATTTATATTGACTTGTAATTATGTAGAGAGAATCATAGACCCAATACAATCAAGATGTCAATCATTTAAGGTTATACCACCCAAACGAGTTGATGTTGCTAGACATCTTGTTCATATACTAGAAGATGAAGGAGTTACTTATGACTTAGATGATATTAGATTAATTACAGATTCTAGTTATCCAGATATTCGTAGAGTTATTAATTCAGCTCAAAGACAAATTGTTGATGGTAAGTTGAAGATTGATACGAGTTCTATAATTCAGAATAACTATAAACTACAATTGATTGAACACTTATCAAATTGTTCTAAACTAAATGATGTGAGACAATTGATTGCTGATAATTCCATAAGTGATTATTCAGAATTGTATAAGTTATTGTACGATGAGGTTGAAGTTTATGGTAAAGGTAAAGAGGCTGAGTGTATATTGAATATAGCAGAAGCTCAATATCAAGATGTACATGTTGTAGACAAAGAGATTAACTTTATGTCACTAATAATAAGATTACTAAGGATATTAAAATGAAAAGATTTAAAGTAGAACACAAAGATTTAGTAGATAAACCTGATATAATTGTAACATTAAACTACCCCCCTTATAGAAAAAAAGATATTTTGAAATTTACTAATTGGCAGGCAAAAGATGTTACAATAACAGACATAACCCCAACATTCGAAGGAGAAGAATAATGACAATGATACCAGGAAACGGTGGTGTTAGTTTAGACAACATAGATTTAACACACGCTAAAGATATTACATGTGAAAAATGTGAAGGTATTGGTTTCAGACAAACAATGATGTTAAAGAAACTTTCACCACTACTATCACCAAACGGACAAGAAGCTATAATTCCAGTAGGAGCATTCGCTTGTGATTCATGTGGTCATGTTAATGAAGAATTTCAAAACGCAGAAATAACTGGAACAAAGTAATGCCTTTCTATACTTTCAAATGTCCAAAGTGTGCGGATGTTAAAGAAGTATTACAAGGTATGAATGATTCACTACCTTCTTGTAAAGAATGTAGTACGATTTTACCAAGAAAATATGTGAAGATGAAAAGAGTTTTCGGTACTACAGGCAAACCACAATTCAAAGGTAGTGGTTTCTACGAAACAGATTACAAGAAAAAGGATAAACCTAAATGACGATTATAGATTGGATGAACCAGTTGTTGGTTCACAAGAAACATTGGAATGAATATTCAGAAGATGAACAAAAGAAATTCAGCCCATTCATAATCAATCGTTGGTTGTCAATGGAACCAGAATTTATTGAGATTGTTAATTACTTTCAGAAATATGCAATAGGAACTCTTGAACCAAGAGAGGTGTATAAATGGTATTGTGGTGTATTACCAAGAGGTAAAAGATTCAATAAATATATCAAGGGTAAAAGAGATAAAAAATACGATAAAGAATTGATTAATATGATTAGTAAACATTTTGAATGTAGTAAGTTACAAACAAAAGACTATCTTGAACTAGTAGATAAAGAAGAACTAAAATCCATATTAGAAATGTATGGTTTAGATAAAAAAACAATAAAGAGGTTATGTAAATGATAAAAAAATATGCATATGGTTTTCCTAAAAATGGTGAGAATGAAGAATATAACGCATTAATTGAAAATTTTAAATTTGAACAAATTAATCAAAGTGAATTATTTGATGGGTTGTGGAATATTGAAGATGAAATAGAAGAAACTTATAAAGCAAATGTTGATTTATATCCTACAAATGAGATGACATTACAAGACCATGTTTTAGACACTTCAATATTACTTGGAAGGTATACACCTGACACTCTACAAGAATATTATAAATTGTGTTATGGGAAAGATAAGTTAAAAACAAAAAGATGGTTCGATACAGAACAAACTTATTTTGTACCAGATTTTACAGACTTTGATGAGAATGATTTATTTTATCAAACAAAATTTAAAATTACAGGAGAACACCCTTATATATTGGGTCCATTCACATTTCTAAAGTTATCAACAGGAATACCCAAAGATAAGTTCAGAGATTTTGCAATGAGAATTGCAAAACTTTATCAAATTATTATAGATGATTTTTTACAAGTACATATCGATGAACCTGCATTTACTACGGAATTGGAAGATGAAGAAATAGATATTATAAAAGAAATGTATGATATTATGTCAAAAACGAGAATGAATACAAAAATAAATGTGTTTACTTATTATGGAAATTTAGAGAGGTTATTTGATTTCTATGATTTACCAGTTAATGGAATTGGTATTGATTTTGTAGATGGTATAGATAATTTTGATAATATTCTAGAGGTAGGATTCCCTAACGATAAGACATTATTTGCTGGAGGAGCCTCTACTTCACAACTTAGAGATTTATCAGAAATTATAGATAATATTTATGTTACAAATTCAAAACCACTTTATCATTATAATATTGAAGAGTCTAAAAACATATTAGAAAATATTTCTAGTTTAACGAGGGAGAGAGTAAATGAATAAGTTATTGATGGCAGCAATTGACCATTACCAGGCACAAAAGACAGAAGCATTAGCACATTTAGATATATTATTTAACGATTCAGTTGGGATTGGAGAACATACTGATTTATCAGGTGAAGTTAGGAAATGGTCAGAGAGTTTATCACAGGCAGAAGAAAATTTAGAAACTTTGAGAAGGAATTTTGAAGTAAAATAATGAATCTTTACTTTGAAAAATTTAGAAATATGGAGCCCTACTTCGAGATAGGTGAGGAAGAATGGACTTACATAAAAGAAAACTTTTCTAAAGAGGAAATAAAAGAATCTCTTGTTAAAATTCTTATGGAGTATAAACCACCTTATATGGATATATCTGAAAAAGAATGTCTTAAAGATTATAAAAAACTAAAAGGTGTCAAATGGAATGATTTATTTATTGAGAAAGAATGGTTTGCTCGTTCAGAGTATGATTGGGAAAGAAGTAATAATTTAATAAAGAGATTAAATGTAGGTAACAAAGCTAGTAATTATTTTCAACAAGAAAATAGATGGTCAGTTGATGGAACTGTTTCACCAGGACCTCTGAGAACTTGGGGTAGTGAAAAGTTTATGTATTCTTTATTAGGTTCTCTTTTTTCTCTTAAAGTACCAAAAGTAAACAAATCTATATTAAGAACTTGTATATCATTAAGAAAATACATCTGTTCTCAATTCAAACCAAATGTAGCTAAAGGTATATACGATAGATATAAATGTAAGAATGTTCTTGATTTCAGTGCTGGTTGGGGAGATAGACTTGCTGGATTTTACGCGTCTGATTGTACTGAGTTTTATTTGGGGATAGATCCGAGAAAAGAAAATCATCCAATATATGAGAAACAATCAGAGTTTTATAAAAAACATTCTACCTTCTTTGAGAATGATAAAAATCATAAATTCCTTTGTTCACCTGCCGAGGATGCAGACCTATCAAAATACGAAGGAATGATGGATATAGTATTTACCTCACCACCATATTTTAATATAGAGAGATATTCTCACGATGACACACAATC